AGAACCACATCTGCGTTCATATACTTAGAGGCAACAAAGCCGAGTTCGGCCATCTTGCTCGAGCCAGGGAAACGCTGAATGTTCTGTAAAGATGACATGAAGAATGACCACAAGTTGTTATCCAACAAGATCAAGTCCACAACATCTGAACCGCGAGAGGTCTTGGCATACAAACGATTAAAACCAGTTTGAATGTTAGACGCGCTTGCGCTTACACCGAGGTCGCTAGAGAAGTCAAAGGTCTGGTTTTGCCAGAAAGACCAAGTAGCACGATCAATACCGCCTACAACACCTGTTGAGGGTGATGCGACAACCATTGCCTGCAAACCTGTGATCTGCTTACCATTGTTCGCTGTTCCGTCCGAGTAAATACCCGTAGAGATCAAGTTCTCAATAGAAGCCTCTGCTACATCTAAACGGGCATCAAACAAATCAATGATCTGCTCTTCGCCTGAGTTTTGCAACATCTCAAGTCCGTTAATGGTAACTGCCACGGCAGCTTGCTTAATCGGGAACTGAGCCGCGCTGATCACATCCGCAGGGGAGATGTTCAACACTTCAGCACCAGAGTAATACATGGCTGTGGAGTTTGCTTGGAATGACAATTCTTGAAGAATAGTCGAACCACCCGTGAAAGGCTTGTAACGGCCTTTCTCTCTCAGGCGAGTCAGCAAAGCATTGTTTTTAGTCACGTTGTCGGCAACGATGCCAGAACGAGACTCAATGGTGGTTGCTAATACGTCTGAGTAATTACTATTGGCGTATGCCATAAGAATTCCCCTTAATAGTTCGACCGTAAAGCATTTGCAATGACAGCTCTACGATCTGTTGTGGTAACGGCACTCATGCTCGGTGCTGGAGCACCACGCACTTGGACTGCCGCAGCTTTTGCTCTCTGTGCCTGATTTTGAGACTGCAAGTTTTGTTGCTGTTGAGCAAACATTTGTTGCGAAATCGATGGATCAAGGCGTACTGCTGTTTCATAAGCTAATTGCAATTTCTCGCGTTCACCCATGTTAGAAGTGTCTCCCAAAATGTTTGGTGCTTGGAGAAGCTGCAACATTCTGTCTTGGACTGCTTCAAAGTGTGCGTTTGCAGGGTCGCTTGCAAACTGCTGGATTACCGAGAGTGCTCGGCTTTCATTCTGTTTTTGCGCCTCATACTGACTCTGCGTGATGTGCTGAGTCAATTGTTGAACTTGTTGCGCTAATTGATTGTAATGATTATCTTGTGGTTGTGGGGTCTGCCCATTGAAGTGGGACGCAACCTGATCTAGCGGTATTTGAAATTGCTGAATCATCTGAGCCACAGCCTGAGACTTTTGTTGTGGCGTTCCTGTTCTTAAAAGGGCTGCGGTCTGTAAGAGTGGCGCAATAGCCGTTGCAGGCGTTGCGTTCTCGTTTCTCAGCATCCACTCGTAAGGCTGGAAAAGGTCAGTAATTGATTTTGCCTCGGCATCTCGACTTTTATAGTTATTGATGCCACGCTCAAAGTCTGCCTCCCTTTGGGCAATCGCTTGGCGTAGTTCTGGCGGTGCTTTCTCCCAATGTGCTTTCATCTCTAACTTGAGAGATTTAGGCATATCAGAAGTTTGGACTTTTTCCTGTTTGTCAGGTGTAGGGAATTTGGGGGCTTTCTCTGCCCTAGCCTCTCTAGGCTCTTTGGTGTCTTTTTTTAGTGCCTCGCGGATTACATCTGCTCTACTGAGAGGCTCTGCCTTCGGTTCTGCCTTTACTTCGGCAGATTCCGTTTTAATCTCTGGTTCTGGGGGAGTTGGGTCAATCGTGTCGGGTGCGACAACTTCGTTTTCCATTTATCTCATCCTTTTCATTTGGTCTAAGGTCATTTTAATCATTTCTTTGCGCTCTGGCATGGGGCGATTATGCAACCGATTTGCCATTTCTACATTTAAATTTGACATTTTTGCGGGTGCTATGGGTGCGCCTGGTCGGTCAAACTCTTGAGTTACCGCCACTTGACCCCGTAATCTATCAATATGGGCAGACTTCTTCTTATTCCATTCTTGTTGAGCATATTTAACATCAGAATGCCCCATTTCTATGGAATCAGTGCGCTTTAAGTGTTCACGCCATTGGGCGCGTCCCTCAATCATTACCCCGTCTGGTGACCTAAATGGTGCTATATCGCCCATTACAGAATATTGCTCGTTTGGTGGGCCAAGGTGCTTTTCGTAAGGCTCTGACCCGTCAGATGGAAATACCCAAGTTTGTCTCACATCATCTCCAATATCATTGCAATATCTTCTTCATCTCGCTTCAACCTAACCTTGTTTTCTAAGGTTTTGACTTTTTGCATCAGCGAATCATAATCAATTTGTTTTCTAACCGCAATCTCTATGGTTTGGTCGGGTGCGGTAGTGATTTCTTCCCTGACTTCTGGCGGTAGACCAAAGATAGCTTCGTGAAGTTTCTGCTTCCTCTGAGCTTCTAGTTTTTTGTCTTTTGACCATTGGGCATCGCGCTTTTTCTCGTCAAACCCAAAGTGTCCACCAATCGGTAGTTCAGTTGGAACAGGCGTAATTGCGCTGGGAATGCTTGCAAATGGCAGTTCAGCAAATGATGCTATGCCAAACATTTAGCCCCACTTTGCTACAGAATCTACCCAAGTCGGTGCGCTTGTAGCGTTAGATTGCAAAACTTGACCCGCAGTGCCTACTTGACCATTAAACGCTACCGACCCATTAGTGTTTAACGTCATTGCATCCGTAGTGCTCACAGAGCCATTGATAATCATGCTTATCTTTTGGTTATCCCATGACCCCACAACCAACGGCCCACCGTAGGATTCAACAAAACTAGCCAATGGCGTAGAAAACCCGTTATTTGGGTATCCCGCAGCCGAGTAACTGTAGTTAGCGTTGTTTATTCCTAATTCAGCATAAGCCGTGTGACCGCCATCATTTACCGCATAGCTGGCGTAGCTGGTGTTGCTTGCGCTTGTGTTTTGCAGACTTGTATATAGATATAACGGCTCACTTGCAGTAAAACCAGCTATTACACCAGTGTCTGTATGTGCAGTCGCGTCACCTACATTTAACGAGCCAACATTGGTTGTCCCACTTGTGTAAGGAATCAGTACACGATTGTTTGCATCTTCATTGACCGATTTAGCAGCAGGGTAAGTTACAAATACATCTTTAGTGCCTGCTGCAAGATCAAGTTTTGCGCCTGTGGATGACGAAATTATGGTAGTTCTAGCTAAAGTCCCACCGTAATAAGTACCAAGACCTACTTCCCATTGCGTACCGCCCGTAATCGTGTAATAGGTCGTGTTGTTGTTGCCAATTACCTCAAAGGATTGATAACCAGCTACCGAGCCATCTAAGGTAATAGTCCCCGTACCCGTTGAGGTAGAGGTTTGTCTTACCCTATCGGCAAGAACTAGGCTCATGCTGTCTCTACTCCGATAACAAGACCATCAACACCCCTCACAACCTTCTTGGGCGCATTCAGCTTGTTCATTGCATCGCCAATGTTTTGCATGGTTTGACCGTGTAGGTTAGCCATTTGGTCGTGCATTGCTGACATTTTGTCCATTGCTTGAACAATCGTGCCACCCAATTCATTGGTAATTTGTGCGGAAGCTGCCTCAATGACGGGCAAATCTAAGCCTGGGTTACTTCCAATCCGCGCCACCATGATTTTGGTTGCAGCATCCAACTCAGCCTTCCAACGCTCGTATTCCTCACGCCCTTGCATTTCTCTTGCCTTAACTTGAAGTTCTTGGTTAGCCATCGTTTGTGCAAATTGCTCTTTCATTTGCTCTAGTTGAATCTCAGCTTGCGCTTTGGCTTGCAACATCTGCATCTCAAGTTGGGCTTTGGCTTGCTCTAACTGCCCTTGCGCTTGCACTTTCATCTGTTCTGTCTGTGCTTGCGCCTGTAATCGTGCTTGCTCAAGCTGTTGCTCGGCTTGCATACGCATTTGCTCCGCTTGCTGTTCAGCTTGTAGTTTCATCATTTCAGGGTCTTGAGGCGGTTGTTGTTGTGCCATCTGTGCTTTGTCTTGCAACTGCTTCATGGCTTGCTCTATTGAGTTTTCCAACGATCTTCCTGCCCGATACCGTCTGGTTAAGAATAAAAGCATCTCACCCGTAAGTGGCAACATCTCTGGCACTTGTTGAATCATTGGCATTGCTTGCTGAATAAATTGCCCAATTGCTTGGATTGCTTCATTCGCGTTTTGCTTTTCTGCTTGCTCGTCAATCTGCGCCAGCGTGTCAGCTTCAACCTGTATGTGGAAGTCCCGAATCGTGCTGTTTGAGAGCATCTGCACCGCAGCTTGCAACAATTGTGGGTTTTGACCTTCTGGCGTGTTCATCACCCCAGACATTTCCACAATCAACTCTGGTGGGTAGAACTTACAGACAATCTGCGCCTTGATACGGAACAGATCGGTTGCAAAACGTGCCACATCTGCTTGTGTAGAACGCAAACGCAATGAACCAAAGTTAGCCTTTAGCTGTTGTGCGCCTAGCGTTTCGGATGCGTTAGTAGCACCACGCAAAATGTCCGATATTCCACAAATCTCATAAATAGATTGCTTGACAACTTCGCGGGATTGGTAAAGTTGTTGTAAGGTTTTGATAATGGCACTTGTGTCCATCATGTCAATAGCACCTTTCAACCCACCTTTTTCGCTCATTGCTGCCCATGAGGTGACGGGGAACAGCTTGTTGTCCACGCCTTCACTGAACATTCGAGCCAATTCTTTAAATTCGGCATTAAACACACCCACCGCTTTACAGGCTTTAACCAACAAATAAATGCGTTGTGTCAGGTTGTCTAGTTCTTGGGCTTGATCTTCATATTCGCAGTAATCTGGTACTGGAATAAGTGAGCCATTGGTTGTTGTAGCCAATAAAGGCTTTGGACAAGGGAAGAATTCTTCCAATTCCAACGGATCATCACGCTCGTCTAATGCTTGGGGATAGCCCTTTGCCACCCAACACACCTTCTTGGTGCGCTTGTTCCAAATCTCGGCAACCTTTGCCTTTTTACCGTATGCGCTTTTGGCGGTCATCGGGTTTTTGGAATCTATGTCATCAGCTTGGGACTGCATTGGGACGTTTTTAAACACATCTCCAAAGCGTTCAATGCCCTCATCCTTGGTCATGTAGACCCAACGCGCCACCCACCAAACTTCTTCCCAGTGACGGGCTGGTGAATGGATGAAGTCTTGCCAATAGACGTAATCAACGGGTGAATGCGCTGAATCTACGCGCTCTATTTCCTCTACGTCCGTGATTTGTGCGCCTTCTTCTGTGCCTTCCATAGTCGGCATCTCAGGTGCTTCATTAACAATGACAGGCTCGTATCTGACCCACGCAACACCGCGACCAGGCAACAATCTATCCTCAACCGCGCCTTTCATGGCTGAGTCAAAGTCGCTGAATTGGCTTACTTCATACTCAACCACGCGCTCTAGCATGGTGGACGCTAATCGACCCGCTTGGTCTTGATCCATGTATCTGCGTGAAACTTCTGGCTTTGCCATGCGTCCGTACAGTGCAGGGAATAAAACAGAAATGTTAGACCATAGGATGTTGAATTTCATCCGAGGCATTTCTATCGCATCGCGCTCATCCCGATAACGTCTGACAACTTTTTGCCCACGCTTTTCCCACTTGTCAAAGACTTTAGTGGCGTGTTCTAGTTGGTCATGCCAGTAAGGGCCTGGATCATCCCCTTCGTATGCCCCAGTATCTTCGTAACTCATTAGCTACCTGCAGCAAAAAAGAACGTAACATCTAATGCGCTACCAGCAATCGTGGCGTACAAACTTACTCCCACGTTTGCGGGAAATCGGTGAAAGCCAATGGCAGGCGTAATCGTCCCACTCATTACTTCACCACTTGAGCCACCATTGCGTAGCACCAAAGTGCCAATGGTTGTGCTGTTCACATAGAACCCGATAAGTTGGCATGGGCCTGTCGAAACCGCCCCCGTTGCTGTGATGTTTTTATATCCACCGCATTCTGCTACTGGTTGGCTCATATCCGTTCCTCTTTATGTGTAGTTTCAAAATCCCACAATTCGTCTAACGTAATCGTCTGTAAAGTCTTCCCTTTGGGTTGGGGTTCGTTTGACTTGTCTTGTCGATACGCGACTGCAAGCATTCTAAACGCATCTGCGGGGTGTGAACACCAATCATGCCTTGGAGTTTGACGAAAAGTTTTCTTGTCCTCATCATATTCTCTTTGGTACTGTCTGAGTGCCTCTA